CCACTGACAAAATCTTTCCCAGTTGCTGGCTTGGCTTTCTCTTGTTACTGAGATAGCTGCCATTAGAATACTCCGGGTATAATCTGTCCTGTTGTTGCGTAGGCTCCTACAGCTGCTACGAATCCGAGCATTGCTGCCCAGCCATTAAATCTTTCTGCTTCTGGTGACATTAGTTTTTGTTTTGGTAATAGTTGAATGGGTGGTTCGTTTGGGTAGATGTTTTTCTTACCGTATTCGGTAGTAATCATTTTTTCTTAGTTTTTTTCTTGTAAGGTTTTGCTGTTTTCGCTGACTTCTTAAAAGCAGCGGCGGTGGGAGAGCCCTTAGAACCCACCTTTCTCATCTTCTCACCAGAGCCAGCGGCGATCCGCTTTCTCTTGGCGTGAATGTTTGCATACAATCCTCGCTTAGCCACTATACTTTCTTAGGTCGTAGTACTTTGTCTGCATTTTTTTTGAACTCCTCAAACTTTCTTTTCTTTTTCTGAGGTTCAGTTTCAAACATTGATTTAGCTTCAGCTAATTTTCTTTCTGCAATACTGTTGGTTATTCTGCCAGTATTCATATCTATTGTAGCCATGTTAGCACTTCCATTTACGTAGGGCAAGAGCCTTACGTGTAGGCTTGCCGTTTGGTTTCTTCATTGGTCCTTTGACGCCTGACATTCTTGCACAGAATGAGCGTTTGCGTGGACCTCCTCCGGGCTGTGGAGCCTTGAGGTTAGAGCCGGTAGCAGCGTTGTACTTTTTTCTACCGGCTGCTGTCAGTCCCCCTGTTCTGGACTTATGTTTGCCCATCTTGAGACTGACATTCTTTTTCTTTACAGCCATTAAGCAGTACCTATCTTAAGTTCGTTTCTTTTTTTAACAAGAGGTACAGGTAAACCATGGATGTCAGGATTATACTCCTCCTTGCCAAAAAACTTTCCTTCCCTCTGTTGGTAGGCATTACCCTGACCATCTAAATAGTAACCTAGTTCAGTTACATAGTTCATGATAGATGAGTCAGGTTCAAGTAGGTTTGCAATCTTAAGTTTGTCCTTCCTCTTCTTTTTCATTAGTAAAACTCTGTATTACCTTCATCAAAAATATCTAGCTGTTTGTATGAAGGTTTCTTTTTCTTTTTCTTACTTACCTCTTTTTCTGCTCTAAAAAGTCGGTAAGGAGCATCTTCCATGTTAGGTTCACGTTTACCCATGGCTGCACCCGCACTTCTTAGTGCCTTTGCCTTTGCCTTTTTTCTTGTAATGTCCGGGCATAATTAAAAGTCCAATCCTGATCGTTCTAATTTTTCAATAACATCTTGCCTGTAGGCAGGGTCGTTATCATACCTTGGGTCATTCATAGCTTCTACTAATTGAGCTTGGCTACGATAGACGTCGCCACTATTTGGTGGTGCTGTTTTACCTGTGACCATTCTACCTTCTACTCCGTTAGCTTTATCATACTCTGCTTTAAGTCCAGCGACTGCAAGTTTGATAGCTTGTACGCTACCAGTATTTACGACTTCATCGAAGGCTTCTGTCTGTGAACTATCGAGACTATCTTTAGCCCAGTTAACAATATTTGCATATTCTTTATCGCCTCCAGCTGACTTCTTTATCTCAGCAATTTGTGATTCAGATATATCAGCAGCTTCAGCCTGTGGTTCTGCTGGGTTGTTTGCGTTTAATTCAATGTAAGCTTGAAGTAAATCTGAGCTAGACATTTCTGAGAACTTAGCTAAAGTCTCGTCAGATAATTTGTTACCATTATCATAGTACTCTTGCTGTGCATTTGTGATGAGGCTAGCACCTTCAGAAAGTTTAATCTCTGAAGGCTCTTCTTCTGTGCTAGCTGTCTCTGTCTCTTCTTTATCTTGGCTACCTAATTTACTCTGCAACTCCATGTAAGCTTTCTCAAGCTCTTCAGCATTTTTATATTTACCAGCGAGTAGCTGTTCCTGATCTTGTGCTATCTGTTCACCGACGGCAAGAGAGTCTTGCTCGTCAGGTGTAAGATTATCAGGTAAGGTTTCTGTCTGTGGTGTTGTATCTACTGTAAGTGTTTCTGCCATATTATTGTGGTGGTGCTATGTTCTCAAGTACTGCTGCTGCTTGACTTGCCAGCTCTGGATTCTTAGATGGATCCATGACTGGTGTACCAGCTAGTTGACCAGCTTGATCTACAAGTGAAGCTTGTGTTCTATCTTGTGCAAGTACTTGTTTCTGTTGCTGTAGCTCTTCTGGTGTACGTACAAGATTGAGTACGTCAATACCTTGTGCAGCTGCTAGTCGTTTGATAGCTTCAGTTGGGTTAATGTATTTCATTAAAGCTTCTGGACCTAGTTGTTGTGCAACAGTTCCTATAAATCTAGTCAAGGATTCGTTGTCTTGTCCTCTACCTAGACTATTAATACCAGCTACTATCTTAGGTCTAACGACATCTTTAGGTAGTCTTGGTATCTGGTTTGATCTCTGTAGTATTAACAGAGTTCTGTTGAGGTAGGGTACTAAGAACTCTACCGTTAACAAGCTGAACAGACCGCCAAGGGATTGCTCTAGCTCTAGCTGAGTCAGGCGTACCTCTTCAGCTGTAACTCTTTCTGCATTTCTTACATTCATAACTAAGAAAGCTTCGAGTATTCGTTTCTCTATTGTTGCTGCTAAGTTTGCAGCTGTACTGAAGTCTGCTGTCTTACCGACTTGCACGACTCCTACGTCTTCTGGTCTACCCTGTATGATAGCTCCGTTACCAGCTTTAGCGAGTGTTCCGGGTTTGGTTGTCGCAGATGGTGAGACAAGAAAGACAACTTTACTTGCCACACTTGCACCTTCTACAAGAGCTTGAGATAATCCGTCGAGACTTCTTAGATCTCCTATGAACTCCTCTACTCTACCACGTCCGTAGTCCTCTCCGTCTACTGTATTGAATCGAAGCACTAACCATGGTGATGCGTTCTTCGGTGCTGTGCTCTGGCTACCTTCTAGGATCATTCCATCCACTTCTTGATGCCACTTCCAGTTACCGCTGCTACCATCCATCTTAACACAGGTGTATACCTCAGCGTCGTCTTCTTCAGTACCATATTCGCCTACTGGCTGATCGTTAGGTGGGGGTACTATGCCCAAGACCTTACGACTTACTAATTCTTTAGTGATGATTTCTATTACGTTACCGTTACCATCTCTTTCAACTACATATCTGTTGAGTGGGTAGTGTTTTAAACCATCCTTGCCCATAAAGATAAGAGCATTACCAGATACAATGAGATGTTTTAAAGCTTGATGTACGATTACTCTATCGCTTGATGCAGCTATAAAATCCATAATCAATCTCTCTATCTTGGAGAATGATAAGTCTAATTCACTACGCATCGTAGGATCAAGTGTCTCACCTAGCTTGTCGTCTCTTACTTGTAGTTTAAAGAAGGCTGTCTGTGGTGGTAGTATTGCAAGCATAAGTTTAGCTGCAAGTGTTACTACTGCCTTAGCTCCAACGGATTGAAAGGGTTGAAGTAAAGTTTTCTTCCCTTTAGAATCATCATCTTGTCGTACAAGATAAGGTAAGGTAAGTTCAGAGCACTCAACTGCTGTATCTAGAAACTGTGTTCTACCTGATGACAACTTTGAGTACTTTTCTCTTGCCTTATACATTACTTACTCCACCTGTGTTCTCTCCACCGGGTGTCTGTAAGTTTATTTTAAGAGCGTCTGTGCCTTGTCTCTTAGCCTGTCCTCTTACATCTTTAGCTTCTCTTCCAGAACCTGAGCCGTATTCTACATCAGCAATATCTTCTGGATCAACCAGTTCTTTTTTACCGGGCAGCTGTGACTTACGAACTAAGTCAGGTTGCCTTGGTTGTATAGGAGCTGGTGCAGGCAATGGGGTAGGGGCTCCTCCTCTACACATAATCTATTCCTCTAGTATTGATTTAATATACTGTACCACTTCCTGTTGTCCAGAGCGATACATGATGGAGGCTAAGTCCTCCTTGGGGTGAACTGGATACCAAGCGAACTTGGTTTCTAAATCCTCAACTAACTTAGCTAACTTATCTGAATAGAAGTTAAGCGTATTGAGGGAGGTTGGTGTTTGCATGTTCAAAGAACGCTGGCA